TTTGTGCAGTAATCCCGCCATTGATTGAAAAGTTTGTCTTTTGAGCTGTCCTGATTTGTTTATAGAAAAGGATAGAGCCCGGATTATCGGGCCTGCCATCTGGGATGGCATTACCTTCCGAATCAAACGCGCCAGTGATATCGAGAGTGTCATAAACCGGATCTGCATAATGAGCCTCATAGGGATCAGCCCAGCCAGTTGTAGTGCTTACAAATGGATTGATATTTAGTGTGGCACCTTGACAGCTAATGCCACCACCGTAAGTGTTCGTGAATTGCCTAGAAGGCACCACCTGCACGGCTTGGTTGGTCACTGAACCGCTACTGTTCGCCACTGGTGCTGCTGTACTACTTACTTGCGCTTGCACTGGAGCGGAAAGTGCCAAAAGCGTTGCTAGGACTCGCTTCATTGCGTAAACGTACTTGTTGTTTCCGTGAGAGATTCGATGTCTGTTTCACGGGTAATCAACGTATGGTTAACAAGCCCTGGCCCTTGGAGCGTTTCAACAAACTGAAAAGATGCACCTTGATTTACGATGCGCCATGCTGGTTTTGATGCTGGATCTAGTCCGCGCCAAACACTAGAAATGCCATTCACGACGTTAGTTGTGGTGCTGATACTCATTGGAGCAATCGAGGCATCAGGCTCAATGTTTGTGCCGCTAACGCTTAGCTCATAGCCAGTGCGATATTCGTATGAGTTAATTACTTCAGTGACTTTTGTTTTGGTGGTTGTCGTGGAAGACAAGACACCCTGTTGAAAATTTGGGACAACAGGTACTGCCTTTGTTGGAGCGGCAAAAAGAATCAGCGAGAAGACAAGCCAATACCAAAGCATCACTTGATCGTTAGTTCTTGAATGACTTGACCGATTGCAGTGGTGCCACTTCCACCAGCAGTGATAGTAAGAGCACCATCAGTTGCCAGTGTCCCTGCAAGAGTGGCTGCGTGCCCTCCAGAAGTTGTCGTCGTATTGCCGAAAACAGGCAGTGCTGGAACTACTCCTGATGTGACTGTTGTTGAGAGGACTGTCGGAACATCGTCTCCTTCTGTATAGCTTTCGCTGTAACTAAAAGCATCACCAGCAGTGGTAATGCTGTAAGCGCCAGGAGTGTACCCGAGAGCAGTCCCGGAACTAAAGCTGCCAAACTCAGGAGCAGTGTCCAAAGTGACGTTATTGCCAGATACCGCGTATGTAGACGGAATTCTTGTGGCGACAGATCCCGCTCCATCAACTGACAATGAAACTGAAGACTGAATGCGATGAGTAATGTCTGCCTGCACTGGAGCGGCAAACAGTGAGATGCCTAAAACCAGGGCTAGGCGTTTCATTTTGGTTTTGCCGTAGAGGTCTGTTCTTTGATTGTAGGCTCATCTTTTTTCTTCCTGTTGTTGCCAACAGCTAGCCCAAAGGAAGCAGCTGTGCCACTCAAGATGCTGGCTGGGTAAGTCGGATCCAAAGACTGCTTAAACACCCCTAGGTAATTAGCTGTCAGGATTGCCATTGCCCAGCCAAGCAACACAACCTTAATAACGTCACCAAGACGCGAGTTGGATTCTTCCTGTTCCTGCTTTTCGGTTGGTTCTGCCATGATGGTGAAACGCTAGAGGTCGAATGGTGGTTGAAATCTGGGCAGCTGTAGCTGGAGCAAGCGTTGGGGTTGCTTCTGCTGGTCTAACGGGGATCAACCGTCAAAGCCAGCATGGCCGAGATTCGTTGGTGCGACTGACGACTGCTGTTGACAATCTAGCGAGCAGGATGGACATCCTTCACGCGGACATCAGAACTAGAGACCAAGAGATTTTTGCTCGACTATCAAATCTTGAGCAGTCAGTAGCGCGTCTTGAGGGCCACAGCAATAGGAACTAACGTATTGGTGCAGTTCAAAGCAGTTCAATGCTTTTAGTTCTGAAGCCAATCGTCATGATGATGTGGCGATCAAAAGCGTTTAAGGAATTGATCGTTGCAATGCTGGAGCGCGTTGTTCAGCGCACGGACAACGACCTTGATGATTTAGCTGTCAAGCATCTCAAGGATCTTTTGTTTCCTGAAAAACGCATAGAGAAATAGCTTGTTGCTGCAGTCTTCGCCATGATCAGGCAAGTCTTGTTTGGAGTGGCAATGCCTCTTAGCTTGCTACCTTTCTTCCATTGGTTCCGTGGTACTCCTCACCAGCTGGCTGCAATCAAGGAGCTTGAGGAGCGAATGCCTCAAGACCTTTTGGCGGAAGAAGACAACGCATGGTTTGATGCGTGGAAAGCAAGCGGCATTGACCAAGAGGTCTATATGCGATATTTCACTCAACTCGACAATGAATCAGGGACTGGTTATCGCGAGTGCTTCAGTTCAGCGGCTGCGATGGTGGCAGCGTTCTATGGAAAAGTTAAATCAGACGACGAATATAATAAAATACGTGCTCAATACGGTGACACAACGTCTGTCGAAGTTCAACTACAAACGTTAGAAGGTTTGGGTTTAAACGCAAGATTTATTAAAAATGCAGACCGCGATATTATTGAAATAGAAATTGAGATGGGAAGGCCTGTCATCGTGGGGTGGATGGATAAAGGGCCGATCCAGTCACCAACATGCAATTCAATTAGCTGTGGTCATTACTCGGTAATTTCTGGTTATCGCGGCAAAAACAGTCCAGATCCTGAATGGATCATGCAAGACCCGCGTGGTTTGCCTGACATGGAAAACGGAGGACATACAAACCCGCACTTAGGTCGTAACGTTCGTGTGCGTCAGTCTGAATTCGACGCTAGGTGGCAACCAGAAGGCCGCAGTACTGGCTGGGCTGTACTTGTTGACGACGATTAAACTGCTGTTTTGATGCCCGCTGATGGCTGTCCTTTGCGACTGGGAAATCCGTGCTCGATGCGAAAAGAGTTATATGGTTGTTCCGTTCGACGAAAAGCTGCTAAACCCAGCCAGTTTGGACGTATTGCTTGGTAACCACTTGATGGTGGAAAGCATTTATAGCCCTGAGCTGATTCGTGTCGACATCTCGCACTACACAGAAGAAGAGCCCTTCAGGCTGGAACCCAGCGAGTTTTGCTTGGCTGAGACATGTGAACTCTTTAATTTGCCCGACGACATCTCCGCTCAGTTTGTACTCAAGTCAAGCCGCGCCAGAAGTGGCTATCAACATCTTCTTGCAGGTTGGTGTGATCCAGGCTGGCATAATTCAAAACTCACACTTGAATTAAAAAATGTAAGATCGCATCATGCGATACCACTTTATCCAGGGCTAAAGATTGGACAAATGGTGTTCCACCAAATGTCTAACGTCCCACTAAACAGTTACGCAAAAACAGGCCACTACAACGGGCATCTAACAGTGATGCCAAGCGTGGCATGAGTTGGTACGTCGTCTGGAGCTACCTAACCGCGTTTTGGACGACAGTCATTGTTGGCTGTATGGACCCGTACAACTTTAAATGCTGTGTGCGGGTTGATCAGTGGCTGTTTCCTGTGGTCGGTGACATCATGCGTGCAAGGGAGCCATACGCTTCTGAACGCCGTTATTTAGAATCACTGGAGCGTTCCAATGCATTGGATGATCATCGACCCCAGCCTGGAACAGAAGCTAAATCTTGAATGCAGCTGTCGTCGCGTAAACGAAGAGACAGACGTTGATCAGTTGCAGTCACTCTGCATAGCGTTGATAAAGCAAAACTGGCATCAAGGCTTATTGCTTAAGCAAGCCGTAGAGCACATCTCTCACCTTGATGCTTTGGATTTAGAAAGTGCGACATAGCATTCAGTGACGTAATCAAAAAAACGATGCGCGTCCCACTCCTGTGACAGTTCAAAAGACCTAGTCATTCCGGCATAATCGACTCGCCACAAGCCTTTGCCGTCTTTATAAATTTTGGTGATGGTAGGAGTCAACTGTCTTTACCCCAGAAGTATGCGCAATCTTTAGCGAAACTGCCGCCAGTCATTCTGCCTTCAGGACATCCGACACTGCATTTTGCCTCAATAATTTCCCAATGGATGCAGTCCATGCATCGAGGCTGTCCACGATTGATCGCTTTTACATCAGCATAAATTTGCTCTGCTTCTAAGACTGCCTGTTCTAACTCAGAAGCCGATAAGGGATAAGAGACAGAGTCAGTCTTGGTTTTTATGCGTACTCGCCATATGCCTTCTTCCTGCTTAAGGACCATGCGTCCTGCGTGGTAACGCAATGAAGCCACAAACTATGAAAGGTTTCTTTTCATGATCGCAGTGCTGTCCAGTGTTTAGGTATGATTACAGGGTACTTCTCGGCGGTAGTACAGGTTCTCCCGCAGCGGATCGGGAGTGAGGAGCGTCAGGTGCGAGAGCCGGTTCTAGTCCGCATTTTTTCTTCTTGGCAGCCTGACGTCTTAACTGTCGTGAGGTTTTGCCGGATTGCTTTTGAGCGTCCTTGCGACTCTGCTCTTTGTCAAAAATAGATTTTTGAGTTAGGTGGTAACTCATGGCGACAAGCGTGCTCTCCCGAGTCGTTTTTCAATGTACCAGTTAATAACTTCAGGTGCCCATTGCTGCAGCACGGGGACCATCAAGTTGCACAAATCTATAATCTCAGATTGCGCATCAAGCTTGGATCTAAGGTCTAAGAAATGCATTGCACTTCTGAGATTAAAAGTAAGAACAAAGTTTTGTCGATAATCGAATGGCAGCATGCCTCTAGCGTGCTCTTCCGCAAAGCCTTCCTGCAGCTTATAACCATAAATGGTTGACATCTGCTTTGCTACTTGCAAGTCAGTTTCGCGCATCTGTTTGCTGTACGCATATTTCTTGCCAAACCTATCTGCGTAGTTGCCTACAGCACGAAAATAAAAAACATCCTCGACACCAAGCTTGCCAGTTGCTACCGCTGCAACACGCTTGCCCGTGTAACGCATTGACTGCACATCAAAGCTGATGCCAACACGGTGTGTTCTTGCCTGCTGCACTACTGAGTGCGGAAAGCCAGCAACAGCAAAACTAATTGCTGGATGCTCCAGAGGACCGTAATGACCGCGCCCACCAAGCAGCAGATGCTTAACCACCAACTCACCTGCTTCATTCTCTGGTGGTGCCTCAGTGTCAGCAACAGTGCCCTCGTAATAATCTTGGTGCATTGCCATCCATATCAAGCGCTGCGGCTCAAAAGTGGCGCTGATTGGCTTGACGTGAAAACGTGGATCCATCAATTGATCACCTCAATAACAGCATTAGGCCAACGTGCTTTGCCGTAATTAATTGCAGCAGTTTTTGATTCAGCGCGTAGCTGAACCTTCATTGCTGCCATCTGACCATTACGGACAAGGATTTTGAAAGGCTTGGTTTTAACGCCTTTTTTAGGATGACTAACGCCATCTCCATAGCGAGAAATTGTTTCTTCTTGCCATTGGAAAGTAATTGGTTCTTCTCTCAAGACTTGCGCTCCTTATTGATCTGGAAAATAGCATCTTGCTTGGCTCGTTGAAATAACTGATCTGCCTGAAGAGGGCCAATCATGTTAGATACTGCTTGGCGAAAATAAGAAAGATGATAAGCCTCAATCTTAGAAGACTCGCTATCGCGAACCTCGCAAACCCTGGCTAAAAATTGTTCGCAAATTTTAAGTTTCACGCTTAACTTATGCAGCCAGTTTGTCTCCGAGGTGTCCCTTTCCTCGTTCATCTTTTCTTTCATGCTTAAAATAGCAGCAGAAAGCTCGCGGTCCAAAGTGTTGAGGTCAGTCTTGTCAAGCTCTTGTATGTCGATGACATAAAGAACTTTTCCTAAATACTTGCTTTCAAAAAATGGTTGTCGCATTGGTAAAGCTGTAAGAGGTAGTGCTAAGGCAGCGTCACTTTAATCGCACTGCCGTTTGAATTCACATAAGAAAGCGGATTTGCTTTACGCATTAGCCACATGCCAGCCCTACCAAAGGGCGAAACATTGATTGGTGGCTTGCCTGGTGGCAATGGTTGCAAATACTGCACTGTCCAACTAGGTGGACGTTGGAGCAGTATTGGCCGCTTACTGCCCCACCTGAGCATGGTGAGGCCAATGTTTTCGACAAGACGAGACATATCAGAAAAGGTCTGCCTTGGGAGGCTCCACGACAGTGCCAGCAGTTGCTTCGGCAAGGTTAGCGGCAGAAGAATCAGCTGTTGGCTCAGGAGAGGCCAGTTGCGATGCTTCTTTAGCTTCTTGCGCGGCTACCTTTGTTTTGTAGTCAGGCTGGTAAGTAAGGCTGAGAAACGCTTTCCCGTTCTTTGATTCCTTTTGCCAACCAGAGATTTTGATTGGAAGCACAGCATCATCAATGTAGTCATCGTGCTTCAACTCAGTTCGCAGAGCCCAGTGCAGATATTCAACAAATTCAGAGATTTGACCCTTTGGAATAGTTAGCGTTCCAGTAAACGCTGGGTAGGGCTTGCTTGCGTCATAATTTTCCTTGTAAATACGCTTTTGATCTTCGACACTGTTCTTGAAGATGTTTGACTTAAACTTGAAATCCATGGCTACTTTTTGAGAAAAGGGTTTTTGGTTTCGTATTCTTCAATCTCAACGATTGAGTAAAAAATACGAACTGGATGCTGCGTCTTTATGAATTTAGGCCCTTTGTCAGACCGCCTCCATGACGCCAGTGTTTGGTGATGGATGCCCCAGCGTTCAGCTAGTTGAATAGCGTCCAAGAACTGTGATTTGTCCATCAGAAAAAGTCATCAGCTTCCATTTCAACTGTTGGCGGAGGGGTGGGGACATGTTGAGGTTCGGTTTTAGGGGCCAATATTTCATTGACCTGATCTAGCTTCGATTCGGCTGGCTCGGGGACAACCGCAACTTCAGCATCGATCACCTCATTCTCCTCCACGCTCTGGATACCCAAAATCAAGTCAGGGATGTGGAAGCGTCCGAAGGCTGATGCGGCGCGGTAACGCAGCATTGTTTGCGGCATCGTCTGCCACTTGGTGTTTTTAGTCCACCCTTCCTTCTTGGCCATATCCAAGGTGATTTTGGGGCTAGAGACTTGCTCGCCTGTGGTTTTAAGCACTGCAACGCACTGACAAGAGTCAGCAGTCTCGTTGTAAGTAAAGCCCTCAAAGCGGTTACAGCCTTGGATCAAGCCAATGATGAACTGGCTGCTCCAGCTTGGACGGCCATGAATCACGTTTAGGTTCTGCATCACCTGGAAAGGCGACATGCCCATCCGATTAGCGATTTCAATCGCCACGATGCAGTTCGGGAGACCTGCTTGCCCTCGATACTGATTAGGCACCAACGCAGAATCAGCCAACGACGCAGCAATACGCTGCGCCGATTCAAATGACTGAATGCTGCTATAAACCGACTTATAAGAAGTGGTTGTGATTGCAGACTGATCACTCATGAGTTAATCCTGGCTTGTCACAAGAAGACAGAGCTTCTTCCATACGAACACGAAGATCACCCAGCTTTTTGTTGCCTGGTTCGCGTTCGCCAGCAAGTACTTGAATTGTGTTAGTCAGCAGCCAGCGTGAAAAAGCTTGATCTGATTCAAAGCCAGAATCGTCACGTAATTCACGCAGCTTTTCTGAATACCAAGAAGACAAAGTCATCTCAATACGAGTTTTGTTTTTAGCGCCAAGTTGACGAGGCATAACAATGAAAACAAGTGAATAGATCTGGGCCTTACACCTTGCTGGGGGATAACAAGGATGCCCAGTGATGAGTTGGGGGTTGACACGCCTGGCCCGAACATGGGCACGCCGCACTGTTATCCCCCGTATCGTCGATAGATGTCGTAGAAAGATCGTTCAAGCTCAGTGAGCTTGGGGTTTTTCTCCCTTAGTGCAGCCTTAGCGCGGGCTTTTGCTGCATCGATCACGTCTTGGGGACGTGTTGTCCAGTTAGGGCTGGGCATCTATCAATACAGTTCAATAGGTTGGTAATCAGCAGGTGTGCCGTCTTCTTTAGGCAGCATCCATCTAGGCAAAGAGATCTCCTCAACACGCTCTGAATAACCCGGATAATTATCCTCAGCCATCCACTTAGCGATGCTGTCTAGATCTTCTCGTGCATGCTGCTTGCCAAGGTCAATCATTGCTTGATCAGCCATGTAGACAGCAGCACCAAATGGACGAGACTTTTCAACTGCTGCGAATAAAAACGCCTGTGGCCTTGTTCCAGTAGCGCCCTCAACGACATCTAAATAATGAGAAGCTTGAACGTAGTACCGATAATTTGCAACGCTACGCTGAAACCCTTTGGGTGATGCGTCGACAGTTGTTTTTAAATCAATAATCAAGGACAAGTCGTTAAGAATGAAGTCAGGCCTTGCCTTTAGCTCAAGACCCGTAGCTTCATCGGTGCAGAAGAAGCTTTGTTCTGCTTTGCCTTTGAGATCCCCTAGAACAAGATTTCTTGTGAAAGGATGCTCAGTTAGGGACAACATCATTTGATCAAGCAAATAAAAATCAGACGGACTAAGAATAATTTTGTCATTGTTCTCAGCAACAAAAGCTTTACCTTCTTTTGTTGTCTTCTTCATGCCCTCAGGCATACGTACTGCGACTTGATCAATGCACTCCCCAGGCAATGCAGATGCATGCAAAGCGGTGCCTAAGTCGAATGCTGCTGTCGATCCGCGAGGTGGGCCATGAATCATGTCGTACAGGTGGCGACCGCTTTTGCGAGCAGCGTCAAGCTTGCTTTTCGAGATGGCTTCGTGGGCGTGATACTCCTCATTAGTCATCTGTAAAGGCATAAGCGTCTTGCTGCGTGTTGACGCATCGTATAGCGTGTTGACGAACCCTGCAACCCCCTGATGGAACTTCGCCCCTACCAAGCGCAAGCGGTATCGGGCCTTCGTGATGCTCTTCGTACAGCTGACTCCGCACTCTTAGTCATGCCCACCGGAGCAGGCAAAACCGTTGTCTTTACTGAAATTGCACGCTTAGCGACCGAGAAAAACAAAACAGTATTTGTCCTTGTTCATCGCCGTGAACTCATTAATCAAGCTTCAGACAAGCTCGCAAATGCTGGTGTAAAGCACGGCATCATCGCCGCTGGATTTGATCGCTCAACCCACTCTGTACAGGTCTGCTCAGTTCAAACACTCGTGCGCAGATTGGCCACTGTTACGTCTCCGCCAGACCTAGTCATCATTGATGAAGCCCACCACGCCGTCGCTGGCTCATGGGAAAAAGTCATTCAACACTTCCAAAACGCAAGACTCGTCGGCGTCACCGCAACTCCCAGCCGATTAGACGGGCGCGGCCTTGGAAGCCATTTCTCAACCCTCGTGCAAGGGCCTTACGTCGCACAGCTCGTCGACTCTGGCTATTTGTCACCACACAAGGTCTTCGCTCCTCCACTCAAAGTCGACCTCACATCAGTCAAAACACGCGCAGGGGATTACGCAAATGATCAGCTTTCTGAGGCGATGGATCGCCCCACAATTACTGGTGATGCCGTTGATCATTACCGTCGTCTGGCTGACGGTTTACCTGCTATTGCTTTCTGCTGCTCCATAGCTCACGCAACCTCAGTTTGTTCTGCTTTCACAGCAGCTGGCTATCGCGCAAAGCTTGTCACCGGCAGCATGCCGATAGATGAACGTGATGATGCAATCTCTGGCCTTGCCGATGGTCGCACTCAAGTTCTCTGCTCTGTTGATGTTGTCTCTGAGGGCACCGATGTTCCAGCAGTCTCCGCAGCAATCCTTCTTAGACCAACCCAATCAGAAGCCCTCTACCTCCAGCAAGTCGGACGGATCCTCCGACCTCAGCCTGGCAAGATCGCAATTGTTCTGGATCACGTTGGCAGCACTCTCAAACATGGCTTTGTTGATGATCGCCGCGATTGGTCGTTAGAAAGCAAGCCAAAAAAACAGCGGAAAGACGAGCCAGCACCATCAGTGCGGCAATGTCCAAAGTGCTTTGCTGCCTTCAAGCCGCAACAGTTTTGCCCTTGTTGTGGACATGAGTTCAAGGTCAAGCCCAAACGTCCAATAACAAA